ACGATCATGACATTCAGCTCCTTCGCCGCCAGCTTCATCGCCGACGCAATGCGCTCGTAGAGCGGCCACGACCAGTCCACCTGCCCGTCGACGTAAGCGCCGAGATCCACGGCGTGTCCGGTAATGTGCCGGCTGTTCATCGTCTTGGACGCGCCCGCCGCCACCAGCGTTTTCTGCCGGTCGGTCGTGCGCAGCCCCTCGAGCACAGTGAAGTCCACCGACGTGAGCTCGATAGCGCGCTCGACGACGCGCACGAGGTCTGGATGCACGCCTTGCAGGCGCTCACGCGAGCGTTGGCCGAGTTGGTAGCGCATCAGGTCTGCACGTACTCGCAGTCGATGACGTTGCCCGTGGTTGTCGCGAGCACGGTGGCTGTAGCGGAAAGCCGAACCTCGATCGTGAACGTCACCGCCTTGGCGGGCGTCGTGCTGTTAGCCACAACCGTCCAGACGAGCGCCGAGGGCGTGACGGGCAGCCAGGTATTAACCGTGCCCGTCGAAAACGAGCCCGCCGTCGGCGTGATGCGCATCTGATAATTTGCACCGATCAGCGCCGTTGTCGGCGAGTAGTACCCCGGATTCGGCGTAATGGTGCCATCGATGGTATTGCCGTTGCCGACGACAGTCAGCGTGCCGTTGGTGTTCGCCGTCATAGTAACGGTCGAGGTTCCAGACGCCGCCAGGCGCTCGTTAGTCGAGGTGAAGCGGTTGAGGAAAACGCCCGTACCGCCACCGCCACCGCCAACGGTGGCGCCCACCATTCGTGCCGCAAAGCTCACGAGAAGTCCTTCAGCAGCGTGGCGTACCAGAAACCGGTTGCCGACATATACGTTGCCACCAACAGGTCGACATCGTTAGGCCCGGTCGAGAGTACGCCAGCGCTCGCGCCTGGCCACTTGAACGTCGCCGGCCACGTCATCGTTCTGCTGCCGGTCGCGTCCTGCGTAATGAACCAGTTGATGGTCTGCCCGTTCTTCAGGTTCGAGAACGTCGGCGCGGTCGTGACGGTGCCCGACATCGTGACGGTGAAAACGTTCGAGAGAGCGCAATCAATCGCCATCGCCGTTGCGCTGAACGTCACCGCCACCGGGGTTGTCTGGGCGTTGCCCGTGATGGTCGTGCCGACGATGGTCGGATTCGTCGCGAACACGGCAGAGCCGGTGCCCGTCTCATCCGTCAACGCCGTGCGCAGGTTGGCGCTCGAGGGCGTTGCAAGGAACGCCGTCACGCCTGCGCCGGTGCCGCTGATGCCCGTTGATACGGGAAGGCCCGTGCAGTTGGTGAGCGTCCCCGAGGCCGGCGTGCCGAGCACGACCGCCGTCAGCGTTTTGTTGCTCAGCGTCTGCGTCGCGGTTGTCGTCACCACGTCGCCCGAGCCGCTCGCCGCCGTTGCCGCTGAGAACACGAGCGAGCCCGTCTTGTCGAGGACGCGGATGCTGTAGTCGCTGTTGGCGAAGAGCCGCGCGGGCGAGCCTTCGTACACCGGATACCCGCCCGACGTGCGGATCGGCTGCGATGCCAGTAGCGTCAGCGACTGGTTGAAGTAGACGTTAATCGGGTTCGCCACCGGGTCGAGGTTGGCGGTGCCGATGTAGATATAACCATCCTCGAGCGCCACGCCGTCGTCGTCGGTGAAGAGCGGGTAGGGCGATTCGACTAGAAGTGCGGGCATTTATTCGGTCTCCAGATGGAGCTGTTGTCAAAAAATACATTTACTTTGCAGCTTGAGCTGGCGGATCATCTAAATCAATCACCACCATGGCTGGAAGCGACTTTGCCCCAGAAGCAACCAATGCATCAAAGCGATGGCCACCTTCCAGAACATACATTCCTTCAGAGTCTTGTACGACAATAAGCGGGTTGATCTCACGCGACTGCTGAATCTCTTGGGCTAATCGTCTAGTGCGATCATCCAGACGATCCATAGTGATTTTGTTAACGTATTCAGGATCGAAGGCCGATATTGGAACTTCTCGAACACCCGGCAAAACCTCGTAGTTTTCAAGGCTGGCGGATATAGACCCCGTGTTTGGTATTTCTTCGCGAACGACGCGACCGTCTACCGTGTCCCCTGCTGCGACAGTGCGTAGCGCCATTTGTGTCGGTAGATTAGCTTCTACAACAGCCTCAATCGCAGGGGTTGTCGTTTGTGGTTGGCGTGTAGCGCCGACGCTGGTTGTTGCAAAATTTTGCCTGCTTGATTCGGATAAATTTTTATCTCTTTTGGGGCCAGCAAGCGCGTCCTTGACTCTTGCCCTTGTTTGTCGGTTTCTGACGTACTGGGTCGCCTCAAGCAAGACCTGTTTGCCAGGGATGGGCAGTCCCGCAAGTCCATACGTCAAAACAGTGTCCAAAGCGTTCATCATCGCGCTGCCGGTGTTCGACATATTGATTGCGCCAGGCGGCGCCGTATAGATGTCGAGCGCAATTTCGGAAAGATCGCGCAGCGTCTGCGCCTGCTTCTTCCCGTACAACGCCTCGAGCTTACCCGTCTGATCCATCGCCTTGATGGTTTTGTGAAGCGCAGAAGGCGAAATCACGAAATTGCCGAGTTCATCTCTCGCGCTCGTTTGTGATGACTCCCTAATGAAGTCGATTCCCTTCGCCTTGAGATCCGCCCACGCCTGCTTGCCATCTGGTCCCGCAGAAATCAGCGTAGCGCGAACCTTGTTCATTTCTTCGACAGGCGAAAGACGGACGACCTTATCGAAAACATTCTCGAGCGCTATTTTGCGCTCAGTGGTCTTGCCTTTCGTCCCCAGCAGCGCAGCCGTGAGACCGACATTCTCGAACTCCTCCGTATATTGCCTGCGCAGCTTTCGGGCGCGACGGTAGATTTCTCCGCCCGCGGGTTCGGTTGAATCATCAATCGCCATCACGAGCTGCTTTGCGAACTTAGCCTCGCGCGAATCTTCCCAAGCGGTGGCTTGATTGACCCATTGACGCAAAATTTCCGCATTGTTAATGCTAAATTTTTGAGGGACAAGCATCCCAGACTCGTCTGTAACAACAGCGCCTAGCCTTTGCGCCTCTGCTCGTAATCCAGCAATAAGAGGCACGATACCAGACATATTGTTGAGATCTTCCAATTTTGTAGCGAGCGGAGCCATTAAAACAAGCTCTTCGGTTTCTCCCGCTTCTTCTGCCTTCTGGTACTCTGCGCTGATACGCTTTAAGGCAATATTTGCTTTATTCTCAATTGCCGTCGTCGTTGCTAAACCTATCTCCGGTTTGCTGAGCGTGATCGGCTGCATGGAATCAACCATAGCGTCGAAGTTCTGAAGCAGCGTGACCGACTGATTCTGAACGCGCTCTCGAATCGGGGCTCCAATCTCTTGTAGCTTGGCGGTTTCTTTCTCAAACTGAAGCTGCGCAAAGTCTCTCGACGCTTGCCCGGTTGTAAGTGCAGACCCGCCAGTAAACGGAACCGGCATCATCTCCGCAGTCGTCACACGTTGCAGTGCCTGCTCTGTGGCGGCGGCACCAACGCTACCAGGCGGGGCGGTTGGCGCTGGGCGTCTGACGTTTTGCGTCGGGCGCGCTTGTAAAGACTCAATTGCGTTTTTGTCGATAACAACGTACTCGGTACGGCCGCGCGGGTCTTTTCCAACTACTAGCCCGTAGCCCTCATTAGTTAGTTGCTGAATGTAGCTTTCGGACAACCGCGTGATATCGCCCTCTTTTTGAAGAACCTTTGTTCCTTCTTTGATGTTGACGTTGTAAATGGTCGGCGTGCCATCTCCCATTCTGGCGTAGCCTTCCGCAGACGCCAAATCGCTTACGGGCGAAAGGTAGAAGCCGCCGTATTTGCGCCCCTGTTTTCCCTGCTTCTGACCCTCGCGCACGATCTGCACGCTATCAAGCGCGAGTCCAGCAGAAGGAGACCCGTGGATAAGCGGCAGGCTGCCGCCTTCAACAACGGCGTCGACCCCCTCTTGACGGGTGCGTGCTAACTCACGCATCTGACCTTGAGACCGCCGCATTCCGCCAAACTGTGTCCTTGCCTGCTGCACGGCGCCCTGCGCCAGCGCTTGCGGGACGGCGGTCACGGGAACGGGCGCGAGCTTTGCGGCTTCTGCGGCTTCGCCGACGGTTTGCAGCGCTTGCTGCGCAAGCTCCGTGCGCGGCTGGTAGGTGTAGCGTTGCAAGCCTTCCATCGCGCGTTGAGCCATCAAGTTTCCGCCAACCGACGTGCCATAGGTGCCGTTGCGAATGGATTCGAGAAGTCCTGCCACGCCGCCTGCGCCGTAGCCAAGCACGCCAGTAGTCGCGCCCGTCAAACCCGTAGCGCCCAATTCGATGGGCGCGGTAATGGCTTGCGGAATCGACTGCCCGATAAATTGCCGCTGCGGCTGCGCGGGAGCGGGAGCAGGAGCGGCTGGACCTGCGCTGTCCGCGATGGCGAGAGCCTGTTCGGTGGCGATCATATTCGCAATGCGCTGCGCCGCTTTGGTATCACCAGCGTTGTGAGCGTTGCGAAGTGCTGTTTTAAGTTCTGGTAAGGTCGCCATTTACCGATCGCCAGTTAAATATTTTTGAACCAACTCGTCGTCTGTCATTTCTTGATCTTGCTCCCTCAAAACTCTTCGGCTCGTCTGTTCCGGCAAGCCGAGAGCCTTTCGGTACCGCTCTAATCCGGACATCATGACGTTTTCGATATCCGTCAGGTTCGAGATGATTTGCTCGGGAGTTTGCCTGAGAGACAAGCTCGCAATGTTCGTTTCAAGCCTTGCTCCTTCTGGGGCCGTCAGCGCGCCAAGACCGCGCATTTTTGCCACTTGGCTTAAAAACGCCTGCGACTTCAGCGTGTTGATTTTTTCTTCTAAGTTTGCCTCTTCCCCGCCAAGCGTAGGCGTCAGAGAATCAAGAGTTCCGGTGATGTCTTGAAGAATGTCAGGGTCTTTTTTGACGGTAGTCAGGATTGAGTTTATGTTTTGCAGAGCAACATCAATGTCCGCATATGCGTTTTCATTGGCGGCCGCCGCCTCTTTTACGGCTTGGTCACGGTTGAATTTTGCTGTCGAAATTCTTTCTGTCAGCTCCTGCTGGCGCAGAGCATCTGTTGTTTTTTTGCGCTCAGCTTCCATCGCGGCAATCGCTTGATTTTGCCTCGCAATACCCATGTCTTGCTGAATTTTTGAAATATTCCAGCCTGCTTGCGTTAGATCAGCCACCGCCTGCGATTCTGCGAATCTGGCTTGGACGGCAGCCTTGTCGGCGTCAGCTTTCATTTTTGCGATTTGAGCGCCGCTCGTCCCCTCTGCCACGCGCGCTTGCTCTAAAGCCAGTTGCGCCTTGCTGAACTGCTCAAACCTTGTCGGATCAAGCATAGCCAGTTGAAGCTGAAGCTTTGGAATCGCCGCCGCTACTTCTTCCGGAGAGCCTTCGCCCAATTCCTGCCGCAACAATTTAAGGGTAGAAACGTCTTGACCTGATTCCTCATTCGCTTGAATGATTCTATCGAGCCGATCAATCCCGACCTGCGGCGTTTTGCTTCTGAGCGCAAAAAGCGTCTGCATTCCTTCCGTGTATTCGGCGTCCTTGAGTTTATCGTCTAGGAACTTCCACTCCGCCCGAATGTTCTCGCCGAACTCTGGGTATAGGTTCATCAGCTCGACGATGCGGTCGTCTGTCGGATTCATCCGCCACGCAGACATATCCGCCTGAAACTGGGCGTTCTTCTGCTCCAGCTCCCGCGCCTGCCTCTGCTGCTTAAACACCGCGCCGATTTTTAGCCCTTCGACCAGCGCTGTGCCGGGATCTGTAGGGGTAAGCCCCATCTGGCCGAGGTAGTCGATGGGAGCCGACATTGGATTGATGGCCATGATTACTTCTCACCCCAGAATGAACTTGCCAGTCCTGTGATTCCGCCAGCGCCGGCGATAGCGGAGCCGAGTTTGATGGCGTCATTAAACGCCATGCGTTGCGCCATTCCCTGCGCCATAACGCTGCCAGCTTGCGCTGTGCCCTTGCCGAGCAGCAGGTTTCCGACGTTGACGCCCGTGTTCAATCCAGCTTCGCCCTGAAACCCAGATGACACCCGTCCGATCTCAGTGAGCCCGCCGAGCTGCTCGTACCGCTGCTCGATAAGCCTCTGGAGCATCGCAGGCCGGAACTGCGCCAGCGCCGCCTGCACGTTACCGCCTCGCAGCCCGCCGGTGGCGCTTGCCTGCTGGAGAATCGCCTCCTCGCCCTGGCGCGCAAGAGCCTCAAGCTGAGGAGAAGCGGCGAGGGCGTCGATAGCTGCCTGCTCGGCTTCGGGTCCGCGCAACCCTGCCATCGCCATCTGCTGCTCGAGCGCAGGGGCGCCAGCTTGCACATACGGCGACATTAGCTTAATCAGCGCATCAAACTGCCGCCGAGTCTCCTCGATGCCAGCCTGCGCAGCCTTTGCCTGGATCTTGCCCGCGCGCTTGCCTGCGCTCGCGGCCGCAGACGAGCCGGTGATATCGCCGACAACGCCGCCGATCGCCTTGCTTATCGAGCCCATGATGTCGCCTCCCATTCGGGCCGGGTAATTCCCAAGACCCAGACGCCCTCTGGAGCGCCGTTGTATGAAAATGCGTCTCGCCGGAATCCCTCGATTCGGAATCCCAGCCGCAGACAGTAGTTGCGCGCCGTGAGCATCGACTCGAAAACGTAGGCGGTGACGCGCTGGACGATGGGCGAGTCGTTAAACGCCCAGTTGATGCAGGCATGACCGAGAGGACGCGACGACTTCAGCGCTCGGCGCAGAAGGAGCGAGTGCAGCTCGGTCTCGGTGTCGGAGTATTCAATCGCCATGAATGCGCCTGCAAAGTCTCCATCGACCCACGCCGACAAGTATGTCACAAGCGGGTGCGTGATTGGAGCGGCGTCGTAGTAGTCATGGCTCAAGCGTTGAATGTACGGATCTGCGTAGACCTCGGCGAGCTGCTCCGGCGTGATGCCTTCGGTGACGCAGCAGATCAAGACGCCTCCTTCCCCGAGACGCGAATCACGATCGTGCTGGCAATGCTCGCCACCGCCGAGAGCTTGGCGCCAGGCGACAGCACCTGCCCGACGATCTCGGGACAGGAGTAGCTCTCGCCCTGCGCGAGATAGCGCAAGGAGACGAGTTGGTTTGCCGCGCTGGCTGTGCCTGCGGAAGGAACAATGTTGAGTGTGACAAACGCGCCTGACGAGCCCGAGTTGTTGAGCGTCACCGACAGAATGGTCGTCTTGACGCCGTTCGCGATGTACTGATTCGTCTGAATGTTCTCGACGTACTTCGACTCGACGAGGACGGTATTCGTTGTCGCCATTACTGTTGCACCTGCAAGAAGGTCGCGACGGCGCTCGGCGCCGCTGGAAAGTTGGCGGTGGCGGCGATGGGCGAGAGACTGACGTTCAGTCCACCCAGCACGCCGAAGCCGACCTCGATGTAATCATTCGCGGCGAGCGAGAAGAACTCGGTGAGCACCAGCGCCGTGTAACCGTTGTTGATGTTGATCGACTGATAGCGCGAGCTGTTGGCAACGTCCGCGCCGTTCTTCTTGAAGAAACCCACCGCCTCCCGCGCGGCTGCGACCGTGCAGGAGAACTGAAGCGTCACGGCCACCTGGTAGAGCCCCGACGCCGGCACGACCAGCCTGCTCGACGGCGAGCCGATGACGACGCCGTTGCTGATCTCGGTATTGTCCCACGTCACGAGGTACTCATCGCCTGCGACGGCGGGCGTCTGCGTCGTCGTCTTGGTGAACTCGCCGTAGTATTCCTGCAACGATAGGGTCGGACGGACCATAAGTTGCCCGATGGTCGTGCTCGCGTACAGTACCGCCGCGACCGAGATCACGTTATCCGGCGCGGTGGGTTTTGAGTTGGTGAGCCCGCCCACGTTATCAGGCGACGCCCAAAGAATCTGACCGGTCACCCACGTCTCACCGTACGGCGCGCCTGACGTGTTGACGCCGACAACGCGCCCGTAGAGCGTGACGTAGCCCTGCGCGCTTGGCTGGATGTCCTGCGTGGCGAGCCCGACGAAGTACAAGGTGTCCGTGCCGCCGTCCGCCAGGTAGGGCGCAACCTTGATGCGGTTGCTGCCGTTGGCGCCGGCAAAGCCGACAGCGGTGCCCTTCGGGATCAGCGTCGGCGTGCCGTTGAGCACGACCATGCGAATGACCGTGCCTTCCCGGTCGTTAATCATCTGGATCTGCGCCAGCGCCGAGTCGGCGGACGCCTGGGCGTTGTCGGCGGCGTTTGACACCTCATCAATGGTCGAGGGCGAGGCGACTTCCGCCGCGTCGAAGAGCCCCTCGAACGCCTTGATCTGCTCCTGGTTCTTCAGGAACGTCGCGAGCTGATCACGCGTCAGCCGCTTGATGAGTTTGCCGGTGATCGCCATCAGTACGCCAACGGCTCGAGCGTCGCCTCGAGGCGTGCAAACGCCAAGTGCGCGTCGCTGTCGCCTTGGAAGCGCTGCACGCGCCAGTTGCGCATGTGGCCCTGCTGGAACCAGACGAGGCGCTTGGTGTAGTTGCCGACGGTGCCGGCCTGAACGACGCGATCTTGCGACCAGTTGAGCCCGTCGACGCTGTAACTCGTCGAGATCGGCGGGTTCTTGCCGAGAGCGACGCGGCCGGTGAGCGAGACGAGCTCCAGCATGTTGAACAGCGCGCCGCGCGAGTCGTTGTAGACAATGCGGGTCGCGAACTCCCAGCGCACCTTCGAGCCCCAGTGCGCGCTCGCCGCCTGGTCGAGATAGCCCACCGCCGTTGACTGCGGATCAGCCGTCAGCCAGCGGTCGTACGCCCAGACAAAGCTACGCGCCCGGTACTGGGCGTAGCCCTCGATGGTCGAGGCGAGACAGAACCAGACCGGCACGCCAGCCGCCTGCGAAGCCGCCGCGTCGTAGACCAGCGTGCGGTCGGGGAGATGGATATAGAGATGCTGGTGGCTGCGATCGTTGCGCGCCTCGAGCTTGACGACCGCAAGCTGCGTCTCGGTGTAGTCGAGCAGCAGGTCGTCGATCTCCTGCGTCGAGATCTTGGTAGCGCCCGCGTTGACGCCGAGATAGACGCCTGGCGCTTCATTGCGCCCGCTGCCGAGAAACGCGATCGTTTCGACGTAGACGCAGCAGGCGTGCGTCCCGACGACGCCTTTCTGGATCTGCGCGCCTTCGATGCGCTGGAACGGGAAAAACTCGCTCCCGACGTTCTCGAACACCTCGATGGTGTTGCGGTTGAGCGCGTAGATCTCGTTTCGCAGCTTCAGAAGCGCCACCACGGGGTCGGGGTCGATCTCGGAGCTGCCATACTTCAGCGGGTTGACGGCGGTGGGGTCGGTCAGCTCGGTGACGACCAGGCTGGTGCCGTCTGTCGTCATAAAGTATCCGTCGATCCACGCGACATCGAGCACAACGCCGAGGTCGGGGTCGGTGACCTGCGTCAGCGTCGAACCGTCCCAGTAAAAGAGGTTGTTGTCGCTTGCGATCGCCAGTCGGTCGAAGCTGTAGTCGAACGTCACGAGGTTCGTGCCGCCCACGTCACCGAGCACCGTCACGGTGCCATTCGATGCGATCGAGCAGAGCTTCGTGCCCATCACGCGATAGCAGCCGCCCTGCCAGTTGATCGCCCCACGGTCGACACCAGGGCCGGTGCCGTTCTGCACAATGCCATCCGCAGGGCGCAGAAAGCCCTCAGAGATGCCCGAGTTCACCGGCACCGGAACCATGTTGACCGGATACGACGTGCGTATAGCCGGCGACGTGTCCGTGTAGATGCCGGAGGCGATGGGAATCTGCATTACTTCTTCTTCGTCTTAGCCGCAGCCTTGAACGCCGCAGCGGTTGGCGCGCCCTTGGTACCGGGTTTGCGCATCTTCTCGCCGCTACCTTCTTCGATCCGCTCGCGCTTGCGGCGGATGTTCTCGTAAAGTCCTGGCTTCTTCACCATTTCTCCTTGTCCGCCCAGTACGCCGCGCTCATCTTGCCCTTCGCAATATTAGACGCGTGCCTTGCCTTGAACGACGCCCGTCGCGCCTTGTCCGCCGCGCTCTCGCCCTCACGCTTCGGCGAGCCGCTCACGCCCTGCTGACCGAAACGGATGGTCTTGATCTGATCGCCCGACTTAGCCACGACGACGTGGCTCTTGGTCGGATGGTTGGGCGTGCGTTTCGGCTTGTTGTAGCCCTCGACGCCCGCTCGTGCAAGGCGGGAGTCCTTCTTCACACGCCGCCCTCGCCCGTGGCGATGTTGAGCGTCGTACCCGCCGCGCTGATATGCGCCACCGTCACGTCGCCGCTGCGCTTGCGGACGATGATCTCGCTGCCAGAGCGCACGGGAAGATCCGCCGTCGTGGCGGTCTGCGTGCCCTCGCCGATGCGAACGTAGCAGATGTTCGCGCCGCTGTTCACCAGCCGAACCGCGCGGTCTTGGCTGTTGACGGTGACGCTCGCGCTCGTCGCAGCAGGCGTTACGACCTGGTTGCTTTTGTCGCGTTGGGTGAACTGGATGTTGTACATGTCAGACTCCAGAGAGATGAGGAAAGTTTAGCATGAGTGCTCGCGAGGGCGGGAGCGGAGGAGGTTTTTGAGAGTCATCACAAATTGCCCTCGCTACCCCAAGTGCCTGGGGTGCCAGAAACGGTGCAGAACCAGCCCTTGGGCTGCCCCACGACAGGTGTGGCCTGCTGCGCGCGGTCACCGATGGCCCAGGTTCCAACAGTCGGAACGGATGCGGCTTGGAAGTAAATCTTGTCCCCGAACCGCTGGGCGATGTAGACCACATCAGACCCCAGAGCCGCACCGCTGGCCTTGGTAACGCAACTGATAAAGACGTTATCCTGCACGGGCAGCACGGGCGCAGTCGTCGTGCCGGCCACCATGATGCCGTTCGTGCAAAGGTTGAAGACGTTGCGGTCGATGAACTGCTGCGAGAAGGCGCGGCCTGTCAGGTAGTTCGACTGATAGACGCCGTGGTAGAAGTTGCGGATCTGATTGTCAAGAACGTAGATTGGCGGGTTGCCGGCCCACTTCACGCCGACGTTGTTAGCCGAGTTGACCGTGTAGTCCTCTCCGAGCAAGAAGTTATTCGTGACGTACAGCGGAAGCGTTGAGGCTTGGAAATCAAGTTCAATTCCAGGCCGCGCAGTGGTTGCGCGTTCGATCTTGTTGTTCTTGATCGTGTGGCCGCCAACGGTAGCAACGGCTGCAATGGGAAACCATCCGATGTCCGAGCGCGTCGAGCCCGTAATAATGTTCCCGTGTACTTCGCAGTTAACCGCGTACCCGCTCAAGACAATACCGTGCCCCGCACTCGCGCGGATCACGTTGTTGCTCACCATCGTGTGAGCGAAGGCAGAGATTGCGCTCGCGGCGGCCGGGGAAACACGAATCCCGCACGCTGAAAATTCAAGGCTTTCTGAGAAGTCCTCGATAAGATTGTTGGCGATGATGTCCCCATCGCCTTGCGTGGCAACGTAAATACCGGCCGCCAAAGCAGGCTCAAGCGCGTTAATGCCGTTGCTCGTGCATTGGTTGCCGATAATCTGCACACCGTCCCCAGAAGCCACGCCGCCTTGGTAATAGATGCCAGTTTCTCGCGTGTTGCGGCAGATGTTTCCAGACACCACATAGCGACCGCTTGTGCCGTTATACCCGACGATGACGCCGTGCCGGCGAAGGAGCGATGCAGGCGCAATTTCCACCCAAGTTGACGCATCCAACGTCACACAAATATTGCCCTCAACTAGCACATCCGAATCGACGCCGATGGCGTCCACATAGATACCCTGCGAGTTGTTTGAAAAGCAGAAGTTCTTCGTGATGTTGATGCGGCGAGAAGCGCCAGAAGTGCCGTACAGCACAATGTCGGCGCTGCTGGAATTGCTGTATGCGTTGCCCCAGATGTAGTTCCCTGTGATGTCAACGTTGGTGCTGTTGTTGCAATATACGCCGTTGAACTCAAAGCCGTGCAAGAAGCACTCCTGCACCTTGACGTTGCGCGCCCCGATGATCACAACGCCGTTGTTTTTCGTGAAGTCCACGCCCCCGGAAGTCACACCATCTCCGCGCAGGCGAAGATTCTGGATCGTGCAGTTGTTGCCCGCCGCGAAGACGTTGCGTTCGCGCGTTGTCTGCCGAATCGCAGACCCATAGCCGTCACCGTACACCATCGTGTCGGCGGGGATCGTCAGGGTGTTGGTGATGCGGTAGAAACTGCTGGACGCAGGGAAATACAGCGCCTTGCCGGTTGCTGCTACGAGTGCAGCAGCAATCGCCGCCGTATCATCCGTAACCCCATCCCCCACCGCCCCAAAGTCCTTGACGCTCACAACATCGCGCAGCTTCGCCTGCACGGTGCGAGAGACGGCGCCGGTGCCGGCGGGCGTGTACGTGATCTCGTCCGCGTTGTCGGGCAGATCCATCGTTTGCTCGAGATACGCCGTCAGCGTCGAGAGCGAGAACTTCCTCGCGTCGCCGTTCTCGACCGAGTACGTCGGCACCTGGTTGCTGGGCTCGAGCGTGTCGAGCGTGGGGAGTTGGTTTATGGTGGGCATGGTGGCTCCTTACAAGTTACCTTCAGAAACCCACGTTCCAGGCGTTCCTGCAACGGTGCAACGCCAGCGTCGCGGACTTCCCACAGCCGGAACCGACTGCTCTGTTGTGTCTCCAACCGCCCAAGTCCCAGACGCTGGCGCAGACGCGGCTCTCCAAGTTATTGCAAGCCCTGTTCCTGAGTTTGAGACACTGCCACCGCCCGTCCCCCAATATACGCTTTGGTCAATAAAAGACCCGGTGCATGTCCCCGTCGTTGAAATGGCGGGGGTCGCCCCGCTCGTGTAACTGCCACCGGAAACGCGAACTTGCGTGCAGGCATTTATTTGCAGAGCCTCAAAAGCGGGGGCATAGGCAATATTGTTCGTAAGCGCAGCTCTGGTAACAGACGCTAACGAAAATGCGTAGTTGCTTGAGCCGGTGTTGACCGCTCTAACACCAGAAACTATAAGATCAGAAGTCGTGAATCCACCATTTTGTGCGGCCCTAAACGTAGGCGATGACGCGCTTTGATAGAACCCGCCCGTCACCGAAATGTTTGATGACGCAATGCCGTTTGCGTATTGAAAGAACGCGCTGCCTGTTCCATAGACAATTGCGCTGTTTCCCGTCAATTCGACTCCGCTAGAAGCCTCGACGCGAATGCCGCTTCCCAACAGTGTCGCCCCACCGACGCCGGTTCCGTCATTGGCGGACGGAATATTGATCACGTTATTGCAGACAACAGCGCCGCCGGCGGAAGAGGAAATGTTGATTCCGTCGCCTTGCAGCATTCCAGAAACAGTGTTGTTCGATATCAGCGGCTTTGTTACGCCAGATGCAACGCCGTTTATGCCAATGCCCGCGGGCGTCAACGTTCTATCCAAGGTGTGAGAGCAACAATTCACTATCGAGTTGCCGGTTATTTGGATGGCGCCGATGTAATTACCAACGGCATAAATTCCAGCTCCGGATGATCGGTTAGTGCTGTACGAGCCTTGGATGTTTTCGATGTAGTTGTTTGTGACTTGAATATCCGTATCGCCAGTGCCGGCGGTGCCTGGAATGTAGACAGCAACCCCATAGGCTGTGTGCTGCCCGATTCTGTTGCCAGAAACGAGACACTTTTTAGGAAGCAGCCCGGCGTAAGGATCTTGAACTAGAACACCATGATTGCCACCGCCATAGCAGTAGTTGTTTAACACTTCACACAGCGAGCAGTCGTTGTAAATACAAACGTCGGCCGCATCCTGAACCGTGCCAAGCCATCCCGAAAAGTGACTGTCTCTAACGGTGCAGCGAACGCAGCCGTCTAGCATAACGCCGGCCCATTGCATCCCTTCGAAAATGCAGTTTGAGACTTTGCTGTTAGTACAGCTGACAAACTTCACGCCAGCAACGTAGGCGGACGAGCCAGCGGATGTCGCCTTGAATTTAACGCCGTCAATCTGAATGTTCGACTTTGACGTGGCGGAAAACAGAGAGATGTTGATAGTGCTGGTTTGAACAACAGCCCCAAACGGTGCAGTTATTGATGTATTGCTGGACAACGTGATCGTCGAGGCGATTTTGTAAACGCCGGGCGGCATTAGCAATATGCCAGTGCTGTTCGCCCAGTTTTGAATCGCCGCCGTATCGTCCGTAACCCCGTCGCCTACCGCTCCGAAATCCTTCACACTAACGACATCCCGCAGCTTACTCTGCACCGTTCTTTGAACGGCGCCTGCGCCAGCGGGGTCGTAATCTATATAGGCGGCATTTTCAGGATCTGGAAACACCAGCGTGTCTTGGAAATAATCCACCAAGCTGTTGATCGACATCCTCCGCGCATCACCCGAATTCGGCGCATAGACGGGAATCTGGTCGCCGCCTGAAGGCGTGCCGAGGAGCGGGAGCTTGTTGATCGTCGGCATCTTTACTTCACCAGGTGATTAACGAACCAGGTTCCCAAGCCCCCGAGCGCTGACGCAATCGCCATGCCGGCGAAGATCCCGCCGTGACTGCGATTGGCGAGCGCGAGGAGCTCCTTCACGTCCTTCTGCAAGTCCTCGACCTGCGCTTCCAGCGTCTTTACCTGCCCGATCAGCAGTCCGAATTTCACGGGGTCGACATCCGTCACGATATCAGCGCTCCTTCAGCGGCATCGTCGTGATCGCGCGCAGCAACACGACACTGGTGGCAATCATGCACCCGACGAACGCCTGACCGGCGGGCGGGAGCGGTAGGTGGAAAACGAAGCCTTGCAAGACAGAGAGCACCGCCAGCGCGATAGAAAACTGGATGGTGCGGGAGTTCAGAAGGTTTTTTAGCGTGGGCATGGGGTTAGGCGCCTTTATTTGTCAAAAAAAAATCAATCGAAAATCAACGCCTCGCGCTCATCAATCAAGTATCAACAACGATTGTCTTGACCGTGCCGTCGCCGAATTTGACCTTGAGATCCCCATCGGCTGTGTCAACGTATATCTGCGCCATGCCCGCCACCGTTCCCGGCGCAGTCATGCCATCGGCCAAATTGATCGCACCCATCCCTTCAAAAGTACCGACAAGGTTTCCGCTTGTGGTGTTGCCTCGGAACACGTTGTTGCTGCCGATGTAAAAGTTGCTCATCACAGCGCCGGTGGCGTAGATGCCGGCGTCGTTGTCGTGGATCAAATTTTCGTCAACCCAAACTTCATCAACCGTGCCTGCGGTAGCTACCAGGCGGATACCGCTGTTGTTGGCATATGTGCGGCAGCCGACAATGCTGGCCGAGTAGTTACCTGCCCGCGTGACCTCCCAGTAGATGCCATTAACGGTTGCCTTGGCGTTGCCGTTGGTCACGCAATCACGAATATCGAGCGTGCTGACGCAACTAGTGCAAATATTGTAGCCATTGTTGTTACGGGCTTGAACACCGACAAGAAGAACGTCGTTCATGCTAGACGTGGCGTCGCAGCCGATGACAACGCCTCCGCGCAGGCTTGACGCAGCGACGCCATTGCCTTGATATTGCCCGCCCAAAACGCTAAGGCGTGCCGCGTTGAACGACGACTGCGCGTAAAAGTGCAGCCCAGCGCCGGAGCAACCCTCGGCTCGGCAGTTGGCAACCTCTATGTCCGTGCAGTTGCCAATATAAAAGCCGTGATGCAGGCTTGAAGAGCCGATGCCCGTGCTGTAGCAGTCGCGCATAACGGCCCTCGTGACTTTGTTCAGATGTACGCCCTGCTGGGTGTTGTCGTCGCTGAACACGTCCTGGATCAATACGTCGTCGCAGTTAATTGAAAGACCGACCGTCACAGTGCTAGCGAGTCGGTAACCCTGTATGTGGCGTACACGCACGCGTGAGCAGTTGTTGAAAACTATGCCGTCCACCGACGTGTTGTCGGGCCCCTCGATGCGCAGGCGCTCGATCGTCACGTTGTTGCCGGTGGTAGAAAACACGTCGGCCGTGCCGCTGGTCTTAAGCAGAATGGTGTTTGGGCCATCGCCTCGAACTGTGGTGCCTGCGGGAACAGTGAGCGCGGAATCCGTACCGATCAGATAGATTCCTGCGGGGGCGTACACAGACGCAGCGCCGCTATTCAGAGCCGCCTGCACTGCGGCGCGATCATCCGTAACCCCGTCGCCTACCGCCCCAAAGTCCTTTACGCTCACCGTCTCCCGCAGCTTGCTCTGCACCGTGCGCGTGACAGCGCCCGTGCCCGCCTGCAAGAAGTTAACCTCGTCCGAGTTGTCGGGCATGTCGAGGTTGTTCTGCATGTAGGTCTGCATCTGCCCCACCGACACCCGCCTCGTATCGCCGTTCGACTCGTCGAAGATCGGCAGACTATCGCCTGGGAGAACCTCGCCGATGGGAGACAGGTTAATAATCTGCGGCATCAGTTGAACTCCAGAATGCCCTCGGGGCCTGTCTCGACAGGATCAACCGGGGTTGGCATGAAAGGATCGTCAGCGTCGCGCCAGTACTTGTTACCTGCGCCGGACGGGAGCGTGTCGGGGAATTGCAGTTCAATCGGCGCGGTGGCGCGCTGCAAGACGGTATCGTAGGCGGTCTTAGCCAGCAGGCGCGTGTCCGGCATGATCTGCTTGCCATACGACGGCGCCAGGCGCACGGCGAGGTTAAGAATAACCGCCTCGTTTGCGCTGTCGGGGACGTTGGTTTCTTCTGACAGGCTGCCCTGCTCGGGCGATGCGGGAATAGGATACGACAGTCGGATGCCCTTGCCGTTCCAGTCCGCCATCATGGCGTCAAGGCGACGCCGTGCGTACTCGAGTTGCTCCGGCTGGATATCGAAAACGTAGGACGCGAGTCCTATCTCGGTGAGCGCCGCCTCAACGAATTGCCTCTTCGTGTACGCCATGCATCACCTCGCTGATTCGCGCCAATAATACCTTGTCAGCCGTTCGGGCATTGTAGCGAATCCCGAGCTTGCGTGCTTGTTGTTCAATCTCCCCACGCGACGGCGGTGCGTCGTCACTGGGCAAAGCATACGTGCGCCGCTTGCGCAGAGCAATCGAGCGCATACGCCCGCGTAGGCGCGGATAGGCAGCTTCGCCAGCAGCGTCGCACGCCTCCGCAATCGACTCGAACCATTTACCCGACGCCAGCGCCTCTGCCAGCTCTTCCTCGCTCTCGACCGACTTGCAGCCCCACGTGGGATGGCTTGTCGTTTTCTGATACGGACCCGGCGAGCAGTAAACGTGGCGCGGATACATCATTTCCCCTTTTTCTTCTTTGCGGTGCGTGCAGTCTCGAGCGCGATTGCGATCGCCTGCTTCTGCGGCTTGCCCGACTTCATCTCCTTGGAGATGTTCGAGCTGATCGACTTTTTGCTGTAGCCCTTCTTCAACGGCATAAATGCTCCTAAAGAGAAAGGGCGGCATTGCGCCGCCCCTCTCTATTCAGTCATTACTGACCGAAGATCAGCACGCCGGCCATTTCCGGCGCGGTGCAGACGACCCCGTACAGCGTATCCAGACGATACTTAATCGTCATGGTGTCGATGTCGTAGAACTTCTGCATCACCAGCTCAATGCCCTGATCCGTGCTCGCACGCATGACCGCCGCGCCGCTGTCGGTCGGAACTGCGTATCGGCCAGGGAGGAGCTCGATCGAGTTCTTGAACCAGAACGGGTTGACGTTGCAGGCGTTGTCGTTCAAGAAGTTGATCGACGCGGTAGCAGAGGTGCTGGCCACGTTGACGTTCTTGTACTGAAGCTCTGCATCGGTCGGTGACGAGTTCGCGCCAATGATCGGCGGAGAAATCGTCATCGTCGTGCCGCTATCAATCGAGATCACGCGGAAGGTCTTCGGCTGGCCCGTCGACTGCTTGGTGATCTGATGCACGGCTTCGATGCCAGCGATCGTGAAGCAGTCGCCTACGTTGATGCCGTCCGTTGCCGTGCCCGAGGCGGCGGCAATGGTCACCGTCTGGTAGCGGTTGTCCACGTTCAGAACGCCCGCGGTCGCGGTCGTGGTTGCTCGCGGAACGAAACGCACCTGCGCGCCGTTGGTGGCGATGGTTTTTGCGATCGTAGAAGCAGCCGGCAGACGATTCGCATAGTCCATCTTGTAGGTATCAAAACCTGCCACCATGCCGACGTATGAACGCTCGTACGCGCGGTCAGACTTCGCGTTACCGAACGAACGGGTCGCGACCGCAAGGTTGCCAGCCAGTCCGTTGTAATCGCGGGTCGACAGCGCCAGGTAGCGGTCGTAATCCTGCACGCCCTGCTCGTTCATGATCGCATCGCAGAGTGCCACGTCGTCGTAGTCACCCGCCGCACCAGCGACTGCAACAACGAGCGTGCCCTGGTTCGATGCGACGTTCAGAACGGAACGGTTGATGTCGGACGCCAGCTTCTGCTTAGCGGCATCGCCGAGGCGGCCTTCTTGCAGCGCGTCGCGCAGTTCCTTCGCGTTCAGCTTCCAAGCCGAGGTCTTGGAGAAGCCGAGCGTGGACGGCACGGAAAGCTGCGTCATGTCGTCGTAGTTCGACGAGATAGACGAGCCGACAGTGCTATCAAAGCTCTGCGCGATGTACGGCATCGGACGCCAGATGGTATCGCGTGCGCGCTCCATCGTTGCGCCGTCGGTGGCGTAGACGTTGACGTTACGGCTCAGAACGAGCGCATCCTGGAAGCCTTCGAGAATGTTCTCGAACGCTACGATTTCCTCTTTCGAAAATGCATTGGGCATTTCAGACTCCTACTATTTTTGTTGCCGCGACCGCTTGTAGGCCATGACCTTCGACATATCGCCGGTCTTGAGTGCCTCGTTGCGCAGTCGCTCGAGTGTTGAATCTACAGAACTTGCACGCCCGGTGCCTTTAACAACGGGCTCTGGCGCCGGCGGTGGCTTGCGAGTAGTCACTTTGAGTTCCTTCTCCAGCTTCGCAACCGCAAACGCGAATTTCACGGGATCTTGGATCGCAGCCAGATCCTTCGCTCGCCGAGTGTTCTTGCCGAGCGCATACACCACAAGAGCGGGATTGTCCGCGCCTTGGAGCATGATGCCCTGCTGAACCTCGGAGAAGGTCTCCTGCGCAATCGCCTCGGCGTCCTCGTAGTCCTTCACCTTCAGCGCCGCTTTCGCTTTGCCGTAGGCGTCGAGCTTTGCCTGCCACGACTTCGCCTGCTCTTCCTCTGCACGCTTCGCCTTTTCGGCTTCTACGTCAGCGGCTCGCTTGCGGTCGTACCAGGATTCGAGTGCCGCCTCGAAAGCCTCGGCGTCGTAGTCGTGATCCTCGAGCTTGGGCTTCGGACCCACCGCCTGCTTACGTGGCGGCTCGGCGGTCGTCAGCTTCTGCTGAAGTTCGCGATGCTGTCGCTGTAGCTCTCGATGCGCCTTGCGCAGATCCTTCACCCACTGCGGAGCGGGTTGGTTCTGCTGCACATCCTCTTCTTCGGGGTCCGGCGATTCATCCCCAATCGAGACAACCATATCCCCATCGTCTGCTTCGTCCTCGATCACCATCTCGGTATCGAGCGCATCCTCGGGAATTGTCTCAAGCTCTGCCGTATTTTCTGACATTTTCAACCTCTCGCCCTGTGGTGGGCGGCAACCATGAAATCTATTCTAGATGCTGTCCTGTGAATCGCGCAATATTCATGCAGCAATCCCGACAGCGGCAAGCAATGCGCGCGAGTCCATCTCGTCGATGATCTCGAGGATGGCGATGATCTCCTCCTCCTCGCGGGCGAAGATCTCGACGACCTTGGTCGCAACCTCGACCTCTTCGCGCAGGCGCGACTCGCGCTCAATGCGTGCCACCTGCTCGCGCAGCTCATCAAGCGACGCGCGGGCGGCCTCGTACTCTTCCACCAGCTCGCCAAGGCGCTGCGCCGATTCAGACTGCGCCTTTTTCAGCACGCGCTGCGCCGCCTTGACCTGCTCGGCCACCTCCTCTGTGCGCAGCGACTCCTCGAACCTGGCGCGCTCGTTCGCCCAGCCGCGGCGCTTGGCCGTCTTGCCTGGTCCGCCGCCTGCAAGCGGCGTGATGTTGGCGATCAGCTCAACGGGGAAGCCGGTGATGTTGTACGCGCCCGGCGTCGTTTGCAGTACGAACTGCCCCGCTGTCGCCTTCTCAAGATCGACGGGCGAGCCGGTGATGTCGTAATCGCCGGGCGTCGTGTCGAGAGCGCGACCCAGCAAGAGCGAAGGCGAGCTGCCCGTGATGTCATAGTCGCCGGGCGTCGTATCCAGCGCGCGGCCGAGCAGAAGCGACGGTGAGCTACCAGTGAGGTCGTAAGCACCAGGCGTCGTGCTAACGATGCGAGCAGCCAGCAGCGACGGTGAGCTGCCGGTGATGTTGTAGGTGCCGGGCGTGGTGTCGAGGGAGTAGGCGTTAGCTGCGGTAGATTGCAGCGGGAAAATGAACCGCTGCGGCTGATAGAGTTGCCACGGGTTCTGCGTCAGCGCGACAAGTTCCGAGTCGCTAAGGCTCCGGTTCCAAACCCAATACGCCGCAAGATCGCCAAGACCGTCAGTTACCGCGTTCTGACCGCCAATGTTGTTGATGGTGACGCCAGTAAGCGTTCGCGTATGTGCAGCAGTCCGCTTTTTCTCACCATTCCAAAAAACGGCGGCTTCTGCGCCAGTTCCTGATGACGAGCGGAAAGCAATGTAAACCTGTTCTAGGGCAGGGACTTGCGGCCCGACCGTGGACGCAATAACGTCAGTTCCAGTGATTCGGATCTGAGCGTTGCCGTTGATTGTGGAGACGTTAAATAGCGTCGTGCCGGTTGATGCTGCGCCGGTACGCCATGTGCCGCCCCAGTTCGAGCGGGTTTTCGGAACGGCCGCCAAAATGGTCAGGCTCCCGTTCGTCGGAACCGTCCACTCATCACCGGCAGCGTAAGAGAACGGCCAGTTGGTTCCGACGCGGGAAATCAGATTTCCGCTTGTCCCCGGCTCGATAAGCGCCGTGGTAAGCGGCGCATTAGTGACGAGATCGCGCTTAGAAGTAGCAGCGCCAGCCCTGACGAGCTGGGCCGTCGCGGGGTGAGCCCAGTTGATCCTCGGTGGATACTTCGGCTGCGAAGTCCACTGGGCTTTAGGGAGAATGATCATGCGATGTCGTACTTGATACCAACGTATTCAAAGGAATTGGTATTGACTGCGTTGTTTCGGAGAGCAACGCCTGTGTTGTGTGACACAAACAAGCCCCAGAACTTAGGCATGACCCCGCCAAAAAGCGAGGCGACCGAGAATGGGAGCACGATGTACTGAACGTCACTGGTCGTCGCGGGAACGACAATACTGGCCCCTAACCGCAATGCGTTGAGTATGCCCGTGTTGGTCAAGGTCTCTGCGCTGTCAGTTCCGTCCAAAGTATCAAGGGCGGTGGTGGCAAGAGACGTATCCGCCCCATAGACATAAACTGCGATGGTGGTGTTTGCCGTTGGCGTGGTGCCAACAGAGACAAACCCGCTCACTAAAGCGTCGATGTATTTGTTCGACGTGTTGTCCACTTGGCTCGATTCTCTTCCTGCAACGAAAGTCGCAGAACTTCCAAGGTTCGCAAGATCAATGGTGATGGCGGTATTGCTTGAATAATTGACTGTCGACGTTGCCATTTAGCTCGCCCTCGCCTGCATAACGTCTTGATAGCTAACGTCCCGCCCGATGGCGACAACGGAGCGAGAGAGCAGCGCCGCAGCAAGTCCGCTGGTGCCATAGATGGCGTCGTATTCGGCTTGCGTAATGACGCCCGTCACGACCCAGCCGCTGAACGCCTGCAATATCGCCTGCTCCTCGGTATGAATCAGCGCCTCGGAACCGCTCACGATCAGGTCGAGGAACACTTGGCAGCTCGCCTGCACCGCCTCTGGCTGCTGGCTGTCGGTCGCCGCCGCCTGAATGCGCACGCGGGGTCCGCCCGCTGCCCAGAGCATCGCAGAGCCCACGGTGATCGGCTTATAGCCCGCCTCGCTTGGCGTGTTGAGCGCGACCGCGATGGCGTACGCGCCGTCTGATGTCTGCGGCTGAGACGACAGCGCTGGATCTGCGACGATCAGCGCGTTGATGGCTTGAGCTTCTTGTGGTGTCAGCATCGCTTAAACCAGCGTGAACATGGTGCCTGGCGAGGCGTTGTTGAACTTCAGCGTGAAGGTCTCGCCTGCGCCGACCAGCGTGATGCCGGGGCTGCCGTAATCGAACCAGGCGATCAGCGCATCCGCAGGAGACGTTGCACTGTCGTTGTACAGTACGGCGTAGCGGAACGGGCCGAAGCCTGCGCCTGAGCCCGTCCATACAATCTCGGTGCCGCTCACCGTCGTGGTGCCCGACACTTCGGCGATCGTGATCGTCGTCGTCTCACCGCCGGTCGTATACCCACCGCCCGTCGAGAGCTGTGTTGTAATCTGAGATAGTTGAGTATCGGAAGCGCTAGGCGCAGCAGACGCCAATACAACCTTGAACGTATTAGCGTCAAAGTCGTGAACGCCGCGCACGAGCTGCTCGGAGAAGTCGTTAAATTTGTTCCAGGCGCTTGTTGCCATCAGCCCACCTCAACGCCGACGATTCGGCCTTTCTCGCGCACGATGCGCTTCGGTTTGGATATTGCCGCAATGGCGGCCTCTGCGTTCTTCTTGTTCGACTCGACGAGCGACTTGATCGCCGACTGGATCTCATCGCTGGCGCTCACGAGCTGCTTAGCGGCGTCGCTAAGGAACTCCTCCGCCGCTTTCAGCTCTCGCATCTGCTCGCTCATCTCGACCATCTCGCCTGCCGCGCGCTGTGCTGCGTTGAACTTCATGGCGGTGTCGATGCGCAGGTTCTCGAGCTCGAGTAGCCGCTTCTCGCGTTCGATTTCGTCCTCCTCGTCCTCTTCCTTCTCCATCTCCTCGCCCTCCCCTACCGCAATCATAAGCGCGGGAGGACGCTGGGCGGGCGCAGCAGGAGCAGGGGAGGGCGCTACACCTTGCAGCTTGGCAAGCTCCGTCGCCGTCTTGGCTTGCGTCAGCTCGGCGTCGGCGATGGTGTTGAGCACGTCCGCGCGCGCCTTCTCTGCCTTGGCAACAGCCTCCTCGGCTGCGGCTTGCAGGTAGATCGCGTTCGGATCGGTCGGTTGTTCTTGACCTGCGAGCGCCGCCATCTCCTCGAGTTCGGTCTCGGTCGGCTTGACGACGCCCATGCTCACCAGTCGCTTGCGGAAGAAGTCGCGCACGTCGGCGATGCCGTCGGCTTCCATGTTCATCATCGAGAGCGCTTGCAAGACCTGCTGCGTCTCGGGATCGGACGTGATCGACATCATGCCGGTGAGGGCGCGCACGGTCGCCGCCTTCTGGCTGGAGCTGGACGGGCCGACATCCGCCACCACGTCGAACTTCGCGCGGGACAAGTCGTTGTCGAGCTCGAGACGCCCCGTCTTTTCGTCCACCCGCGGGCGCATCAAGACGACCTGCTGCATCTCGTTGGCGGAATCGACGCCCTTCATGGCGCGGTCCTCCTCGACGTAGACCTCCTGCGCCATCGACAGCCAGATCTCGCCGCAGCGCTTCATCGCCTTGGCGAAGTTCGAGACGTAGATAAACGTCTGGTTGTCCAGCCGCTGCTGGATCATCTCGATAGCTTTGCCCGAGATGTTCGAGACGATCTTGTCGCCCTCGCCCTGGTTGCCGAGGATGTCCTGCATGTCCACTTCGGTGAGCTGCAAGAGCGCGGCCATTGCGGGCGGGATTGCCGGACTACGGGTATAAGCGACGGGACCGACTGCCTGCTGGCTGCCATCGGGCGTCGTGATCGGGTTGATAAGCAGGTAGGGATAGTTCTTGAGGTTATCCTCAGCCCACTGGATCTGATGCCCTGCGACCTGCTCCGGCACCATGATCGGCTTCTCGACGCTCGAGAGCGCCGAGATCTCGCCGAGTTTCGAGAGCTGCATGTTCTTGAGCCGCTGGGCGTCCTTCGCCAGGCGCACGTGACCCATGCAGCGCTCGACGTTATCAACAAACCAGCGCTTACCGAATACCGGCACGATGGGAATGCACGTGCCTGCGATGTAGCCGCAGTCCTCGAGCACGCGTCCGCCGGAGAGAATGTACTTGTGAACGCGCCGCTTCTTGATGCGCCGCTGACGTACCTCGGTCGAGCCGATGGCGAGCAGCGTCGCCTCGAGCTCCTCATCGGCGTCGAAGTCGGCTTGCGTGTACCGCTCCTCGTTGCCGCCGATGTCACGCCACATGCGCAACAGCTCGGACACCTCCTCGACGACGTAGTATTCGGCGACGTACACCACGTCGGGCGTATCCCAGTCGAACTCGGTCTGCTGGATCTCCTTCGGCCAGTCGGACGGACTGTCGCCGTACTGCGCCTTATACGCCTTGCGTGTCATGGATGACACGACGAAGCAGTGCTTGGCGTCCGCCTTGTCCTGGCGCTTGGAGTCGAGGTCGAAAAACACGGACGAGTCCGCGTCATAGATCGGCTCGATCATAATGCGCTGGTGTTCGTTCTCGGGGTCGTACTCATCCTCGTAGCACGTCCGCAGCCGCCAGGCACCGAAGCCGCCGCCGACCGCCTCCTCGAAAGCGTTGTCGTACGCCTCGTTTGCGACGCTATCCTGCTCGTCCGCACGGAACAGCATGTCGCAGGTATCGGCGAGGCGATCGTTGATCGCGCCGTCCTTAGCAACAAAGTCGACGGTGACGCGGCTGTTGCGGTACTCGTTGATGATGCGGATGACCGCGAGATGTACCTTGTTGACCTCAAAGCGCGGCTTGTTCTCGAACTGATACCCGAGCGGGCCTTCCCACTGCGCGCCGCTGATCGAGTAGAAGCGCCGATCCTGCAAGCATTGCAGCCGCTCGTCCCGCAAAGCCGACTGGATGTCGTCAAACTGCGACATTGCATCCTGGTGGAGCTTGTCGAGACGCTCGCTCTTTGTCATTCGGACCATTCGGTCACCATCGGTTGGCTATCGGAATCGGCGTCACCACGGCGGGCGTGGCTGAGACCTTCGCCCGGCGCACGCCCTCGAGCGCATATCGTAACGCATCAATGCAGTGATTGTCGCGGTCGGCGAGAGCAGGTAAGACCATGCCTGTCAACGGGTCCGTCTTGTAGCTGTAGAGCGACAGTTCGTCGATCAGATGCTGGCAGCGCGGGTGAACGACGATATCGAAGCTCTTCAGCCACTCGATGCCTTCCTCGACCGACTTCGGACCCTTCACCGCGGGCAGAATCTTCGGGAAGCCGTGCCGCCGCATGTGGCTGATCGTCTCGGGACGCGCCGAGTCCGCGATGATCGGCCAGCGCTCGGCGTCCGGCACCGTCATAAACAGATCGGGCGTCGACGTGATCTCGCAGCCGACCATATATGCCTCGTAATCGACGTACAACGTCCTCCCAGCGATGTAACAGCGCACAAGCACCGTAGGGTCGACTGCGAAGCCCCAGTCCGCCCCAAGCCGGTGTATCGCGTCTGGCGGGGCCTCGAACTCCTCGATGCGCCAGTTGCGGAACACGCGCGCCTCGCTGTTGGTCAGATACGACCCCATCCAGACGTGGCTGTACTTCTCGGGGTCGCGGGAGCGGTCGTATTCCATCTCGGCGCGCAAGACGCTCGGAAACCACGGGTTGCTGTCAAAGTTGACGCGCAGAAACACCGTTTTCGGCGGCGGGTTCTCGCTCAAGAACATCGCGTCAACCGGATCGTCCGCCCTGTTCGGGTTCCACGTGAAGTAGATCTGGCTGTTCGGCTTTCGGATCGTCGGAATGAGGATATCCAGGCTCGCCTGGCTGACGGTCTGCGACTCTTCAACCCAGCAGATGTCGATGCCTTCCATCGACTTGATGCTCTCGATGTTCGTCCGCAGACCCGCGAACAGAATCAGCGAGCCATTCTTCCCGCGGATCTCGGTGTCTGTTGAGACGAAGAAATCGCGCAACCCCGCGCGCTCGATCGTATCGTCGAGCAGGCGCTTCACCGAGTCCTTGATCGACTTCTGGATCTCTCGAGCGCAGAGAATGCGCAGCTTCGTCGACGCCGCGCGCAGGATAAGCACCGACGCGACGGAATAGCTCTTGCCGCTGCCGCGGCCGCCGACGAGGGCGAAGTACCGCGCGTCCTCATCGAAGAGCTTCTCTGACCATTCTGGGAGGTCGATGTTAGGCATCTGCCGCCTTGACGAATCGAATGCTGATATCCGCCTTTACCGGGTTCTCTTCGTCGCCGGCATGCGTGATCTTGTCGCCGTACTTCTTCGGCGCCAGCTTGGAGAGCAGCCACTTGCGGCTATCGACCTGCAAACGATGCTTCTGCACCGCCGCCCAGTCCTTCTTGCCGTCCGGCTGCACGCCCACGTCGGCGTCGCTCAGCTCGAGAATCTCCTGCGCCATGCGCTCGATCAGATCCTCTCTCGCGCGCGCGTATTCTACAGCAAGTTGCGGATCCTCATCGACCCAAAACCCGAACGTGCTCTGCGCAACGCCCGCTGCTTGACACGCCTTGAAGGCGCTTTTGCCTTCCCGCATCCCCTGAAGCACCGCATGAATCTTGCGCTGCTTTTCCTCCTCTTGCTCTGGCGTCTTAGTTCTGCGCGCCATCGCCAGCCACCTCAATCAATTTATCAAGATAATGGCGCGCCTTGTGTAAATCCTGCACGCCGCCCTTGTCCTTCCATCTGGTCACATATTTTACAACATTGCCTTCAAAAAATCCGAGCTCGTTCGCCGCGATGAAGTCCCACGGCTGGACGGTCTTGCCCTTGTAGTGATCCCCGCCGACCTGGCGGGAGTTGGGGTCAGCGTCCTTCACGACCATCCTCCTTCATCTGCGCCATGTTCGGCGTGACCATATTATGCCATCGGGCATGGCATGTTCTGCATAGCAGATCCTTCGGCCAACGCTCCGCCTCATCGCCAAAAATATGTTTCGGCGCCCAGTGATGCATTTCAGCACCAACGGAATTACATACCCTGCACATTATAGTTATATTCTTCCTTTCATAAAATTGCGCCGTTTTTGTTTTCACGTATTTCATCGGGCCATTATTTATTGCGTACTGAATAGCCGTCCTGCGCTTAACGTACTTCGTCATGACGCGCCCGCAGTCGTCGCAGTATTTCGGGTAAACGGTAGCTCCAGAAGATATATTCGTGATTCCTATTTTAATATTCTCTGAATTGCAGTCAGAGCACGTGTCCTTGGCTGTCCCACTCATGTTGTCAAATTTCCGCACATCGTGGGTGGGACAAAGGACACACCCTATAGGTGTGTGTCCCAATTTGTCCCACTCTGCCTCGTCTTGTCCCGAGGACATTTGTCCCAGTTTGTCCCAATTTGTCCCAGTTGTCCCACCCCACTTAAATTTTCTTCCGAACGAACAAAGTTGATGCCGTTACGTTATCGCAGATAATCCACCCGGTTTGATAAGCGGATATTATCTCAGAGGTTAAAAGGTTATAAATCATTCTCCCTCGCTTGCTCTCTTGCGCGTAAGTTTTGGCTGTAGATAGCGTCAGTCCCTCACGCTTGACCAGGTAGTCGATGAGGTCGCTTCTCGACAGGAATGGCATTCCATCCTGCTCATCTGCGCCAGCCCAAACCCAGGCATTATTGAATTTCCGAATATCCTTTTGAATATCTGACTCGGGCTTTTCCTTTTTCTCCGTTTGACCTTCTGGCGGCGCCTCTTCTTCGACCAGAACCGCGCCCTTGATCTCCTCGCCGTCCTCGTCCACCCAGCCGAGCGGCACGCTCTGCAAGCGCCCGTAGAGCGGCTTTGGATCTTCTGCGTCCTTCATCTTGGTCGAGCATATTTCTATGCGCTTGTCCTCCTTCTTCGACACCAGAATCGCCGCATCAACCGCCGCCTTCCAGTTGCTTGAGCCCCGAGCGCGGGCTTTGGCGTCTGCGCTGTGTCCGACGTGGTGAATGATGGCAACGCCCGCAGAGAAGGCGCTGGCTACGATGTTGAGTTGCCCGAGCAGCTTGTTCGAGTCTCTCGTTAGGTTGTCATCGCCTCCCATGTGAGCCGCAACGGTGTCGAGAATGATGTAGGCGATCCTTTCCCCGTCCGGCACGATCTCTCGAATTGCTCGAATGATGGTGACGGCCGCGTTGGGCGCATCCGCCTCGATGGCTTTGTTGGTTATGAGAAGGTCGTCGATCCGATCCACGCCATGATGCCGACACCAGGCGGCGACGCGCTGACGCAGGCCGTAGTGACCCTCGCCCGCGAGGTAGACCACGACGCCAGCTTTGGTGCGCAGCCCACGCCACGGCTTGCCGGTGGCGATATGGCAGGCAACGTCGAGCATCATCATGGTCTTGCCGCCGCCAGACTCACCGAACACCATCGAAACGCCGTTGTCGGGTAGCCAGCCTTTCACCACCCACTCAAGCGGAGATGGCTGGAGCAGGTAGCTCGTCGCCCGCGTCAGATAGTAGTCAGCGCTCTTGGCTCGCTCGGCCGCGATGATGGCTTCGGCTGCGTCTGAACCTATCGCCACGCTCGCCGCCACGTCCGCCTCGGGCTCGTAGCGAGCGACGGAGCGAGCAATCTGGCTGACCTCGCTGGTGGGGAGCGGGATCTCGCAGCGCGTCTCGTTGATGACGGTCAGGGCCGCCAGGATCTCCGCCTCGGCCATGCCGAAGCTGCGCATGGCGCCGCCCAGCGCGGTGAGTCCGCTGTTCCGATTGCCCTGAATGAGGTTGCCGTTAGCCGCAGGCACGACGCTCTTGCGCTGCGCCTGCATGGCATTGAGCCATCGGGTCTTGAGCGTCGCAGGCGCAACGCCGTCGAACGGGTCGGACGACGCTTCCCACTCGTAGGTGTTGCCGTTGATCTCGGACGGGAAGGCCAGGAAATAGCGCCCGTCGCTCAGAAGATCGACGCCCTGCTCGAGCTTGCAGGAGCGCACGCCGTCGACGTAGGCGAAAAGCCAGTGCTGTCCACCGCCTGCGGTGAGCTGGCACGGCCCGTCGTCGTCATGGTCTCCGTTGGCGTCTAGCCAGTCCCGCCAGCCGTCGTTGCCGCCGTTACGCGGGTCGATGTCGCAGACGATGAGACCGGAGACGGCTCCCGCTGCGATGCCGACGTTGTAGTCGGGGTTTTCCTGCCACCAGCGTTTGATCTGCTCGGGGTCGGTTGTCGCATCGTTGACGCCATGCCGGGTTGCCGGCGTCTTGGCGTTGGGGAGCACGGGCAGAACATGCCAGCCCCAGGATGCATATGCGAGCGCGGCGTCAGCCTTCGTTGTCATTCGTCTCTGCCTTTAGGTCTCCCTTAGACTTGACCTCAAGCTCGTACTGCCGAGCCATTGGCGGCTCGTCGCCCCACGTATAAATAACCTGGGGCCAGATCCCCAAGACATCCGCCAGCCGCTTCACGCTGCCGAAGTATTTAATCGCCTCTTTCGTTTTCATCCGCTCTCCGTGTCGTTTTTGTTTGTCGCAACGTGTTGACATGGTAAGCGGAAAGGTTGTATTGTTCAACCCATGCGCGAACGGATTCACCGAAGGCGCAGGAAGGAGATGAAAAAGATGAGATTTATCGACGCAGCAAACTTTGAGATCGCCGCGATCATCAAAAACAACGCGCGCGAATACGACGAGGGTCTGATCAACTTTGACGAGTTCAACCGCCGTCAACGCGCGACGTGGGATATGGTGAGCCTAGAGAATCGCGACACCGTGCTCGACATTCTGCACGGTCGAATCGAAGTACAAGCATAAGGTAGGGGGAACAAACCATCATGGCTATCCAGCTCAAACGCTCCTCCGCCATCGGGCGCTCGGGAGTCAAACTCCTGGTCTACGGCGCTGCTGGCGCGGGCAAAACGTCGCTGATCCCGACGCTTCCGAAGCCAATCGTGCTTAGCGCCGAAGGCGGCCTGCTCTCGATCGCCGACGCGGATGTTCCGTTCATCGAGATCAAGTCGATTGCCGACCTGCACGAGGCGTACGCCTGGCTCGTCGGCTCTGCCGAGGCGATGGAGTTCGAGTCGGTCGCGCTCGACAGCATCAGCGAAATCGCCGAGGTCGTTCTTAACGCCGAGAAGAAGGCAACAAAAGACCCCCGCCAGGCATACGGCGCCATGCAGGAGCAGATGGCCGATCTCATTCGCGCCTTCCGTGACCTGCCTGGGCGGCACGTCTACATGAG